AAAAGAACAACTAGACTTACTATACCACGATATTGATTCTGGTAAGTTTGGCGATACAGCAAAAACTGGACAATTTTATTTAGCTAGGAAAGCAGTTAAAGACAAATTCCCGAACTCGTAGGTCAAGCATATACCCCTCAAAAATAGTTCTTGACACCACCTCAAGTTTTTGATATAATTTAGCATATAGGAGTACAATATGGCAGCAGGAAAATATGATATAGTTATTGACCAGGGAGCGGATTTCGCCCTTGAAATTGCACTTGCAGAAGATGGAAGTCCAATAGTTTTAACTAGCAATCACGTAGCAACAGCACAGTTGCGACCTACCCCCACATCAAGCACTCTTACAGCAACATTTACATGTACTATTACTAGCGGATCCCAAGGCAAATTAAATATGGCTATGGGGCATGCCGTTACAAGTAACGTAGCTGCAGGTAAATACTATTATGATTTAGAATTGCAAAATACATCAGCAGATAGTATTACAAGAATAATCGAGGGGGTAGCAAGAGTTACTCCAAATGTAACAAGATAATGGCAACAACAGTAACTATAACTCCTAAAACTAGCGCTATAACTGCCACCTCTAATACTACCACCCTTACTATTTCTTCAGCAGTAGCCGCAGCACTCAGTGATGCGTCGGGGATAACTCTTTCCTCACCGTCAGGTACTCTTGTAGGCACAAACAATGTCGAAGATGCACTAAATTTTTTAGCAGAGCAATTTCATGTTGCTACAACGGCTCCATCAGCAGACCTTGCAAACTTAGCTGAAGGAGATTTATTTTATGACACTGATGATAATCAGTTAAAGATCTACCGAGAAATAACAAGTGGAAACTTTGAATTTGTCCCTATAATGATAGGTAACAATTCAGCGGACTCAGACACGGTAGACGCAGGGAGCTTTTAATAGCTCGATAGGAAATAATCATGGCACAAACCATTAAAATCAAAAGAAGTAGCTCCTCCGCTGCTCCTACCTCATTAGGTGCTGGTGAATTAGCATATTCTTCTAATTCGCAAAAGCTATTTGTAGGCTCACCGGCAGTCGGTAACGCAGTAACAACAATCGGAGGAGATTTGTATGTTGCAATGCTTGACCATTCAGCAGGTACTTTAACAGCTAGTTCAGCTATATTAGTAGGCTCAGACAGTAAGATTGATCAGTTAAAAACTGGTTCTACTGTAATCACAGGTGCTAATAATACTATTGCTACTACCTCAGCTACTTTTGAATTAAAAACAGTAACAAGCGGAAACTTAACAATAAATTCTGCGGCAGATTTAATTCTAAAACATGGCGGTACTCTAAATCTAGCAACTCAAGCCAACTCAATAACAATTTTAGATGATAACGCAGCAGCGTTAGACATCAATGAAGGCGGAACATCTTACATTAAATTAGTAACTACCAACGGTGGTGAAAAGATACAATTTGGTAAAAATGTAGATTTAAATGGTACTTTAGATGTATCAGGTTCTGCTACTGTTAACTCTTTAAGTTCTAATACTTCAATAGCCGCAACAGGTAATTTAACAGTTAATACTAACAAGTTCTCTGTAGTAGGTGGAACTGGTAATACAATTATAGCAGGAACACTTAACGGTCAAGGCAATGTAGACTTTGATTCCAATTTAAACGTAGATGGAAACACAACTTTAAATGGAAACGTTACTTTAGGTAACGCAAGTGGAGACACTATAACAGTTACTGGTACTTCAACATTTACAGAATCAGCAGACTTTGATGGAGGCTTAACAATAGCTGGGTCACAGACTGTAGACGCAGGTGGAAACAAAATCCTAAACGTAGGAACTCCTGTAAGCACAACAGATGCAGCAAATAAAGGATATGTAGATGCAGTAAAACAAGCACTAGATATTAAAGATTCAGTAAGAGCAACAACAACAGCTAATTTAGCAGCAGCTTACAACAACGGTACAAACGGTGTAGGAGCTACTTTAACAGGAGACTCTAATGGAGCAATAGCTGTAGATGGCGTATCACCTACAACTGGCGATAGAATACTTGTTAAAAATCAGACTGCAACAGCACAAAATGGTATTTATACAGTAACTACAGTAGGTAGTGGATCAGCAGTTTTTGTACTAACAAGAGCAACAGATAACGATTCATCAGCACGTATGACAGGTGGTTGTTTTACTTTCATCGAAGAAGGGTCAGTAAATGCAGATGCAGGATTTGTACTATCAAACGTAACAGGTTCAGCAACACTAGGTACAACTGGTTTAGGATTTACACAGTTCTCAGGAGCTGGTAGTGTTACTGCAGGAGACGGTCTTGGAAAATCAGGAAACACAATATCCGCAAATGTTGATGATACTACAATTGAAATAGCTTCAGATACTTTAAGATTAAAAGGAGTAAGCGCATTACCAGAAGGAGTACTATTATATGGTGCTAATACAGGTGGTTCATTCGCTTCTTTATCAATAGGAACATACGACTCAACAAATTCAGTAGGACAAATTCTACAAGTTGGGGCAAACGGAACAATAGCATGGTCTAATAACATAGACGGTGGCACATTCTAAGAATGGCTCAAGTTATTAAACCAAAAAGGTCAGAGACAACAAACTCAGTGCCACAGACAAGTGATTTACAAACTCATGAAATTGCTATGAATGTGGCTGACCAAAGAATTTATACAAAGAAAGCAGATGGCACAGTAGTAATACTAGCCAGTCATGTAGAAGGAGCGTTAACAGCAGACGACCTCGTAGCTTTCTCAATAGCATTAGGATAATATTATGGCATCAGCATTTAAAACAGAAACAGCAGTAGATATAGGCACAGGATTAACCTCTGTGTATACCTGTCCAAATAGCACAACAACAACACTTATAGGATTATATATTTGCAATGTTGCAGGAGCAGACATTACAGCAACTGTTCAATTGTTTAATGCAAGTGCCAATCATCACGCCTCAATAGTAAATGGAGTAGAAATACCTGCGGGTTCAACACTAGCTCCAATAGGTGGTGATGCAAAAGTCGTTTTAGAAGCAGGTGACATTATAAAGTGTCTATCAAACACGACAAGTTCAATAGACATAGTTCTATCGTATTTGGAGCAAACATAAAATGCCGTTAATAGGTAAATTTTTAGTACAACAAGACTCAATAGGTAATAATAGTGTAGTTTCAAGTAAGATTGCTGCAAATGCTATTACAGCATCTGAGTTAGCTTTAAATTCTGTAACAGCTGCAGAATTAGCAACAAACTCTGTTGGAGCTGCAGAACTACAGTCAACTGCTGTAACTTCAGTAGCAGATAACTCTGTAACAGCTTCAGGCTTAGCTGCAAACTCAGTAGATTCAAGTGAATTAGTAACAGGCAGTATAGACACTATACATTTAGGAACAGGACAAGTTACAACAGCGAAGATAGCTGGAAATGCAATAACCTCAAATGAGATAGCACAAAATTCAATCGATTCAAGCGAAATTGCCACTGGTAGTATCGACACAATTCATATTTCGGCAAATGCAGTTACAACTGCAAAAATTGCTGGCAACAACGTTACTGCTCATCATATTGCTGATGGGAGTATCACTAGCACTCAACTTGGAGCAAACAGTGTCGACAGCGCAGAATTAATTACTGGCTCGATCGATACGATACATCTAGGAGGTTTACAGGTTACTACTGCAAAGATTGCTGCAGGAGCTGTCACAACTGCTAAACTCGGAGATAATTCTGTCACTTCAGCAAAAATAGTCAATGGAACAATCGCGACAGCAGACATTGCAGACCTTGCTATAACAAGTGGTAAGATAGCTGCAAACACAATTTTAACAGCAAACATTGCTGACAACAATATAAACGGAACAAAAATAGCTACGGACAGTATAGTTGCAAGACACATAGCAGCAAACTCAGTAGATAGTGCAGAATTAGTCACTGGTAGTATAGATACTATACACTTAGCAGATGACGCAGTTACTGGTGCTAAAATAGCAGGATTAACAGTTACTGGCCCAAACATTGCAAATAACGCAATAAATGCTAACAAGATTGGTACAGATGTTATCGATGCATCACATATAGCAGCTGGTGTAGTAGGTTCTTCAGAACTTGCCGCAAATTCAGTAGATTCATCAGAATTAGTAACTGGTAGTATAGATACTATACATATTGGAGCATTACAAGTAACAACAGCTAAAATAGCTGATAACAATGTTACTTCAGGAAAAATAGTAAGCGATGCTATTGTAGCAAGACATATTGCAGCTAATGCAATTAATAGTGTTGACTTTATTACAGACGGTTTAATTAACACTGCACAATTAGCAGGTAATTCAGTAGCAACTGCAAAAATACAAGACAACGCAATAGATGCAACAAAAATAGCAGCGAATAGTGTAAGTGCAAGTGAATTAAAATCAGATGCACTAGGCGGACAAACCTTCTCAGGTAACGTTGTGTTATCTGGAAACTTAACTGTATCAGGAACAACAACTACAGTATCTTCTACAACAATCAATGTAGCAGACCCGCTTCTTGCACTAGCGACAACAAATAGTTCAGCAGATACAGTTGACATAGGTTTTTATGGATTGTATGATGTAGGCGGAACAGATAAGTATACAGGTTTCTTCAGAGATGCTGGAGATTCAGGTAAATGGAAAATATTTAAAGATTTACAAACTGTACCAACCACAGTAGTAAACACAGAAGGCACAGGCTATGCAACAGGAACACTTGTAGCAAACGTAGAAGGAAATGTTACAGGTAACTTAACAGGTACAGCAAGTGCAATAGCAGACAATACTGTAAATGCAAGTAAGATTGTAGCAGGAAGTATTACAACAGCTGAGATAGCAGCGAATACAATCTTAACAGCAAACATTGCAGATAACAATATAAATAGCACTAAGATTATAACGAATGCAATTGTAGGTAGACACATAACTGCAAATGCAGTAAATACTAGTGAGATAGCAACAGGAGCTGTAGCAGCCCTACAAATAGCAGGTGACGCAGTAAACGGGTCAAAAATTGCAGATGATTCTATAGATTCAGAACATTATGTAGATGGCAGTATTGATACAGCACATATTGGAAACGGACAAGTAACAGAAGGCAAATTAGCAGCAAACTCTGTAAACTCATCAAAAATAGTAAATGGCTCTATTGTAAACGCAGATTTAGCGAATAACTCTATAAGTGCTACTAAAATAGCAACTGGAGCAGTAGGTTCGTCAGAACTAGCTGCAAACTCAGTAGATTCAAGTGAATTAGTATCAGGTAGTATTGATGGAATACATTTAGCTGTAAACTCTGTTTCCTCTAGTAAAATAGCTGGTAATGCTGTCGGAACAAGCGAAATAGCACTTAACTCGGTCACAGCTGGCATAATTCAAAACGGTGTTGTAGGAACAGCAGAACTAGCTGATAACTGTGTAACAGCAGCTAAAATAGCAGACGGTTCCATTACTAGTACACAAATAGGCACTAATCAAATAACTTCAAACGAACTAGCAGGTAACTCTGTAGATAGTGCAGAGATAGTAAGCAGTAGTGTAGATACTATTCATATCACTAACTTAAATGTAACAAATGCTAAAATAGCAAACAATGCAATAACAAGTTCTAAAATAGCCGCTAACAATGTAGGTTCAAGTGAAATAGCAGCAAACGCTGTTGGATCAAGTGAGATTGCAAATAACTCTGTAACTACTACACAATTATCAAGTGCAGCATTATCTGGTAAAACAATGACAGGGAGTGTTACATTTGGTAATATAAGTCCTTCAGCAGTAACAACAACAGGTAATGTAGGTATTCAAGACACTAATCCACCACAAAAACTTCATATAGACGAAGTAGCTGGTATGGATGTAGGCACAGGAACTTCTTCAGCAACAGCACAATTTACACTAGACACTTTTGCAGCAGCTACATTTAGAACTGCTAAGTACTTAGTACAAGTACATAATACAACAGACACAGATTTTCAAGCAATAGAAATTTTATTATTCCATGATGGCTCAGATGTTTACTTAACACAGTACGCATCTATATTTGAAAATGGAGCACAGGCAGCATTTGATGCAGACTTAGTATCAGGTAATATAAGGTTAAGAGTAACGCCAGCAAGTACAGATAGTATGGCATTTAAATTTATAAGGACAACAATAGAGGTATAACATGGGACAAAAATTAGACTTTAATATCGAGGACGCAGGATTAAAAATTGATGGTACTGATGTAATTGATGCTAGTAGAAACTTTGAGGGAGCAGTAGCGACAAATAAGATTGGTTCAGGAATCATAGCAAAAGCTAGATTGCCTTTTACAATAACAACAACAGCACCAACAAATACTACTGGAACGAGTGACGGTCATGTATGGTTTGTTTATTCGAGTTAAGATATGGCAATATATGTTAATGACAGTGGTACACTACGTCAGATATCCTTCCTTGCAGTCAATGATGGCGGAACAATACGAAGGGTCAATGAAGTATATGTAAATGATAACAGTAATTTAGCTGGCCCATTCTCTGCGGTTCATGAAACTGCTAGAAACACAGCAACTGTTAGAACTACAAACACAAATGACATTGTTACAACATTCAATACAACTACAGCTTTTGATACAGACGTAGCTACAGTATCGGGGTATAATACAAGCAGAGTAACAGAGTTTAATACATCTAGAAGTACTGAAACTAATTTAGTAACTACATTTGCAACTACTACCGTTTTTGCTACAACAGTAAATACAACTACTGATTTTACTACTACCACTGCTTTCAATACAACCACAACGTTTAACACAACAATTACTACTGTTACAGATTTTACAACTACAACGCAGTTTAATACAACAACAACGTTTAATACAAACACAACTACAACTACTGATTTTACTACTACCACTGCGTTTAATACAACCACAACATTTAACACAACAATTGCAACCACTACAGTATTTAGTACTGTTACTGCTTTTAATACTACTACAACGTATAATACTACACAGGGTACAACTACAGCATTTAATACAACTACTACTTTTACCACAACTACAACATTTGATACTAATACTAGTACAACTACAGCGTTTAATACAACTACTACTTTTACCACAACAACAACATTTAATACAAGTAAAAGCACAACTACAGCATTTAATACAACTACTACTTTTGAAACTACAACAGTATTTGAGACTAGTTTAAGTACAACTACAGCGTATAATACAACCACTACCTTTAGTACAACGACAACGTTTAATACAACACTTACGACTACAACTGATTTTACTACTACTACAACATTTGAGACTAATTTAACTACAACAACTGCGTATGAAACTACTACTACTTTTACAACATTCTTTGATACAGTAATATCTACAAGTAGACTTAGTGAGTTTACTAACAATACAGCTTTTGCTACAACAAGAACAACAACATTTGGTACTGTTACTGCTTATGCAGATAACACTTCATTTGCTACAACAAGAACAACAACATTCGGTACTGTCACTGCTTATGCAGACAATACATCATTTGCCACAACGAGAACAACAACATTTGGTACTGTTACTGCTTATGCAGACAACACATCATTTGCTACTACAAGAGATACAACGTATGATACTGTATCTACTTTCGTAGTAAGTACAAGTTATAATACTACTCAAAATACTAATACGAGTAGAAACACTGCATTGGCAGCTGTAAATACTAATTATACTACTACTCAAAATACTAATACAAGTAGGAATACTGCGCTGGCCGCTGTAAATACTTCATATGATACTACTCAAAGTACTAATACTGTAAGAAACACTGCGTTAGCTGCTGTAAATACTTCATATAATACTACTCAAAGTACAAATACTTCTAGAAACACTGCGCTGGCCGCTGTAAATACTACATATGATACTACTCAAAGTACAAATACGAGTAGAAACACTGCGTTAGCTGCTGTAAATACATCATATACTACTACTCAAAGTACAAATACGAGTAGAAACACTGCATTGGCAGCTGTAAATACTAATACTGTAAGAAACACAAATACATCAAGAAGTACAAGCTTCACGAATAGTACATCTTACAATACAGCTTTTGCTACTAATACGTCAAGAAGTACAGGGTTTACTAATAGTACATCTTACAATACAGCTTTTGCTACTAATACATCAAGAAGTACAGGGTTTACAAATAGTACATCTTACAATACAGCTTTCGCTACTAATACATCAAGAACATCAACGTTTACAAACAGCACAACAAGAAATACATCGTTTGGAACAAATACATCATACGCAACTTCATTTGCTACTAATACAGCTAGAGCTACAGGTTTTACTGCAAACACAAGTAGAAACACTAATACAGCTAGAGGCACAAATACTTCTAGAAGTACTGGCTTTACAAATAACACCTCTAGAGTAACAACCTTTGCAGCTAATACAGGCTTTACGAACAATACCACAAGAGGTACAAATACATCAAGAAGTACAGGATTTACAAATAATACTAACACTGCGAGAACAACAGCATACACAGATAATACAGGATTTACAAATAACACCGCTAGAAATACAAATACTGCGAGAAATACTAATACTGTAAGAGCAAGTGGTTCATTTGCCTCTACATCTTTTTTAACAAATACTGCAAGAACAACAACAACTGCTTTTACCTACACTTACTTTAGTTATAGTGGTGGTTATGTACAGGTAGTTGCGGAGTCTACTACTTACCCAGTAAGTAATACTGATACAGCATTCCAGAACAATACTTCTAGAAACACAAACACAAGTTGGAATACTGGTTTTACAAACAGTACAGGGTTTACAAATAGTACATCATTTGCTACTAACACAGCAAGAGGTACAAATACGTCAAGAAGTACAGGGTTTACTAATAGTACAAATACTGCAAGAACAACAACATACACAGATAATACATCATTTGCTACTAATACAGCTAGAGGTACAAATACTTCTAGAAGTACATCATTTGCTACTAACACAGCAAGAACAACAGCATACACAGATAATACAGGCTTTACTAATGCAACTTCATTTGGAACTAATACATCAAGAAGTACATCATTTACAAATAATACAACAAGACAAACAGAAGATTTAGCAGCTACAACAAGAAGTACAGCTTATAATACTGCTACAAGTAGACTAACTGCGTATACAGATAATACAACTAGGGGTACAACAAGAAATACAAACACTGCGAGAACAACAGCATACACAGATAATACCTCTCAAGCTACAACAAGAAATACTGCTACAAGTAGAATATCAACATACACAGATAATACTTCTCAAGCTACAACAAGAAATACTAACACAGCAAGAGTAACAGCATACGTAGATAGTACAGGATTTACAAACTCAACAAATACAAGTAGATTAACTGGTTATGTAGATAATACATCATTTGCTACAACAAGAAGTACCAATACGAGTATAACAACAACCTTTGCAGCTAATACATCATTTGCTACAAGTAGAAGTACCAACACAAGTATAACAACAACCTTTGCAGCTAATACATCATTTGCTACAACAAGAAATACCAATACGAGTATAAGTACAGGGTTTACAAATAATACATCATTTGCTACAACAAGAAGTACAAATACGAGTATAACAACATCTTATGTAGATGCCACAGCATTTACTACAAATAGAAGTACCAATACAAGTATAACAACCTCTTATGTAGATGCTACATCATTTACCACTACACGAAATACTAATACAAGTAGAGGAACAGGTACAACTCAATCAACTAGTTATACTACTACACAGAGTACTAATACAAGTAGAACAAGTAATACTGCACAGTCAACCAGTTATACTACTACACAGAGTACTAATACAAGTAGAACAAGTAATACTGCACAGTCAACCAGTTATACTACTACACAAAGTACTAATACAAGTAGAACAAGTAATACTGCACAGTCAACCAGTTATACTACGTCACAAACTACTAATACTAGCAGAACTACTACGTTTGAAACAGCGTATCAAACTTCTAGGTTATCCTCAAGAAGTACAGGTACAAGCAGAGCTACAACTACAATATTTAACACAGCTAGAGGAACTGTTACAGACAGAGGTACAACCACAACATTTAATACTACTAGACTATCAGATACAACAAGAACAACTGGAACAAGCAGAGCAACAGACACAACATTTAATACTTCCAGAGTATCAGATACAACAAGAGCAACAGAAACTAGTAGAGCTACAAGTACAGTATTTAATACAACAAGAGCAACAGATACAACAAGAGCAACTATTACAAGTAGAGCAACTACAACAACATATGCTACTACTCAAGGAACTCTTACAACTAGAAGCACAGGTACAAGTAAAAGTACTACAACTACGTTCAATACTAATACTACGACAGGTACAAGTAAAAATACACTTACTTCAAAAAGTACAATATCTACATTCAATACTTCTAGATTATCAGAAACAACTAGGGGTACAGTTACAGTCAGAGATACAGTCTCTACATTTGAGACGTCTAGAGCATCCCTCACAAGTAGAGGAACCGTTACTTCACAGAATACAGTATCTACCTTTAATACATCAAGAGCTTCGTTAACAAGTAGAGGTACAGAAACTAGTAGAAGTACTACATCTACATTCAATACTTCAAGGACTACAGACACGACTAGAACTACTGTATTTGCAACTTCAACAGTATTTAATACAACTAGAACTACAACGTATCCAACAGGTAGAACTACTACCACTACGATTGAAACAAGTAGACTATCAGATACAACTAGAACAACGACACCTACAACTACAACTACTTTTGATACTTCAACTGTAGTATTTGAAAGAATTACTGCATCAGCAGCTGGAACAATCTTCGACACCGAAGTATCTAGTGCAGATGCGTTTAGCGCGTCCTACTGGGATGGTAATCAGTGGACAGAATAATAACTAACCAAAGGAAAAACAATGAAATTACAAGATAAGGATATTACTCCTAGATTTGTTAATGATAAATTAGAAAGCTTAGGACAAGCTCTTTTTGACTCAATACATCAATTTGAAGAAAGATTAAAAGAACAAGAGGTACATATAGTAGACCTTAAAAAACAAATTAGAGATTTAAAAAATGGGTAAATTAGTCCCTCTCTCTAATGTAGAGGAGTTAGGAGATTTTAGTACTCATATATACAAGTCAGGATCTTGCACTAGACCTAAAGAAGATTTAGATGAGTTATCTAGAATGAAGAAAGAATTAATACCCGAACAACGAGAAGGTATTAATTTTGATTATGATTTGTGGTTTAACACTAACGAAATAAGAACTATTAGAAGTTGGTTATATACAGATTTTTTGGGTGCAGGTATATATCTAAGAGTAAATTCTGTACTCATAAATGATAAATTGATGCGTGTAATTGCCGATTCAGATATAGAAATAGATACTGCTAGAATAGATAAGATTAAAAATAATTTAAGAAATAAATATCATTTAAAATATACTGAAGAAGAATATGATAAAGTTGTATTTCCTCCAGGAACAAACTTACTAACTAAACCAACTTGTGTACATTGGGGTAGAATAAAACAATGTGTAGACGAGGGGTATGTAATAAAACCACATCCAATTACCACTGATTTAATGGTTGCTAAATTTAAAAGAAAGTTCGGAAAAGATAAAGTTTTAGATAAAAGAAGTGGAGGCATGGAATTACTTATGAAGTGTTCTAATGTAGCAACAATGCCTAATAGTGAAATGGGACTTATCGCACTCTTACTTAAGAAAAACTTAAGAATGATAAGCTACTCAAAAAAAGAAAGAGAAAAAAGTTTATTAACATATGAAAGTATTTATCATGCTTGTGGAAGTACAAATGGGTACAAAGCAATCGAAAAAATATTCTCAGCAAGGAACTCAGGAATGATATTTTCATTCGATGAGGATGCACAACAAAGACTAGATTTATATATAAATAATTTTTGGGATTATAGGAAACATACAAAATGATTGAATTAGTACATACATGGAAGCCAGAGTGGAGTTATTTTACTATCGCTTCTTTAATTGATAAAGACGAAGAATATCGTCTACATCTCTATGTGGAGGAAGAACACTATGCCGACTTACCAATTAATTGGATATTTGACAATATTCCAAATGTAAGGATATATGAAGCATATTGGAAAAAAGATTATGCATCTAGAGCTATTCAACATCTTAGATTACATTGGAAAGATAAAGGGTTACACAAAAGAATACTTTATGCAGGTGGCAATAGAATATTTTTAAAGAGTGGATGGGCAGATGAAATACCAAAAGAATCTTTTTTCCAAACAAAACTATCTCACTTATCTAGAAAGAAAGTATTTGTTGGACACAAGCAATTTGCATCTTATTATGGAATATTAGATTTTGCTAAAGCAGACATGCCTGCAAACTGGGACACTGACTTTTTTATGTTGAATTACGACTTACTCAAAGATCTAAATGATAATGAATTATTTTATTCAAGAGGATTCTATAATGACTATGATAGCAGAGTACTAGCTACAACAAATCAGTTTTTCTTTACAAAATTACACGAAAAAGAACATGGAGTACTTCCTAGATATATGAATGGTAAAAGTGACTTATTAATACAATGGGATGCACTACCGTCAAAAGAATATATAAATTATAATGTGATGCTAAGAAAATCGTGGAGTATAGCACTACCGACAAAGTCACTATCAAATGGGTATGCTAAAGTAAGTACAGGAACTCAACTATCAACTCCTTGGGAGTTATATGCTCAACTTATACCTAAAATTCCAGTTAACTTTAGGAATGCACGAGTATGTGAAAACTTATCATATAAAACAAATAGACAAAAACAAACTGCAAGAAAATTAATAGAAGTTGGATATAGATTAGGAAAACTTTAACATTTCGTCATTTAGGTCGGAAAGAATTTTCCAATGTAGTTTACCTTTTTGTTCCCACTTTTTAACTAGTTTAGCTTCATTAGGATTGTGAGGACTTTTACTTGTTGAATTTACTGGCATATGCCAACTTGATGGATAATCTCCTCCTGTTTTAATTGGTAACTTCTTAGCAAAGAAATCAAAACCAACCAAAGTTATACTCTTACATTTGCACTTCTGCAAGAAAAACAATATACCAAGAAAACCTGCACTCGGTCTACCCCCACCAGGTGCTACTCCGTTCTTTGCTCCCACCAATTCAAATATTTTCATTAACTCCTCATCATTAAACATATCGTTATCATGTCCCCAAGGAGGCGGACCTCTATGGTCTGGGTATTTGTCGAGGTGTATACGACAGCGATTAAACAGAGGATAAGCGTCTTTAAACGCAGGATGAAAGTTCATTCGTAACCAGCCCGTAACCCATATGTCTGTACGTTTTCCTATATGTTGTTGCAATTTATCTTCAGGCACTCCTTTTCCAAATCGCACAACTGTATCAAAACTCTCTATGTATTCTCCCAAATCATACTGTAGAATTTCGACTGAATTTCCCACAAGTACTATGTTTTTATTTTCTGTTAAATCTTGTAAAGTTCTACCCATTTTGCTGTCATCTCCGAACATTCGTTTATATTTAACCAAGGCCCACCATCTGTAAAGTGTAGTGCTTTTGGTTTCTTGAATTTGTAATAATTTACCATTGCATTATATTGCGCAGGAATTCCCCCTATACTATCTGCCCATCGTAACTCATGCAATGCACCCGCTGGGGCTTGGTTTATATAATCATAAGTAAGTTCTGTACACTTAGGATTATTAAAAAGCATAAGACTAGACCAGTACTTTCTAGGGTAACTATGATTTTTCTTGCCTTTCATTTTTTTACTTTGAACGAGAAAATTAGGATGTTTTACCACATGAACTGTATGTTCATCGGAAAAATAATCCATAACTTCTTCAGGGTCACAGAGCCATAAGAAATCTCCATCACAGAATAAAGCTTCGCCTTCGTAGTCACAGAGCTGTGGTACTAGAAAACGAGTAAAGGCAAACTCTGTACTCTCGTTCTGAAAAGGACGAGTATATTCGGATATTTCCGATTTTTTGAGTGGTATGATTTCATGACTAGAATTGTAACGAAGTATGCTTTTTTTGCATACATCAAACATTTCAGGGTATGCTGATTCATACCCAATAAAAATTTTCATAGTATTATCCTTTTTTGGAAGTAGTGTTCCATTTTATGCTCCATAGGAGTCAGTAAGTATATATTTTTTAAATAAGGATTCTTCATAAATGCATAAGTTGCTCCGCTAGGTTTTATGTCAAGTATTAACTTTCTTCCTAATTTAGTCATTTGATCTTCTAATAAATTTATTCTTTGTTTTAGTTCTTTTCTAGTATCATCACACATCTTTATATTTTTGTACTCTTCACTAGATGGGTCGAGGTCTTCTATATTAAACTCTTGTGTGATATAGTAATCATTTACTTCTTCTGGAATTGCGACTTGTAGTTCGGGTAAATTTGGGTACTCACCTATTTTTCCGTTCTTTACATCTTCTGCCAGTAAATCCATAAATTTTTTCATCCAATCCATATTAGTCATACCATTGGATTCTTCTGCTACTATACCTCCATGTATATTGTTATAGACATAGCTACAGGGAACTTCTTTTAATCTTACCACATTTAACAGACCTTTAAAGTGTGCTGTTTTTAGTTGTAGATATAGGCGTGTATCTTCTCCTATTCTCATCTCTTCATCAAATCTGTACTCAGCTGCTTTTCTAGAGTACCATACAGGCCTGCAGTGGTTGTCTACCATATGCTGATTAGTAACATGAGAAAAATACTTCTCATTATACTTTCTACATAGCTCGTGCATGTCATTTGAATACTTAGCGTATAAGTGGCATACCTTGTCTACACCGCCCATGCTTTTAACTTTTCTACCATAATCTTTTTGGTACTTAGCAGCAAGAGATACAAACTTATAGAAAAATTGTAAATCTTTTTTGTAATTAGCAGGTCTGTCTTGGTTGTTCATTATTCGTGTAAAAAAACGCTGACCGTACTTAGTAATTTGTTGAGACCATTGATGATATATTATTATACTATCTGGAGCTTTTTGATTTGCTAGGTTCTTATACAAATCAACCCCATAAGGGGTTAACATGTCGTCTCCGTCAATTTGTACCATATAGTCATCTTTGGAGTCTAAAAATACTTTAAGTAATTCGTTCTTGCCCTTTCCTGGAGTGTTGTTACATTCCGTTATATGACATTCTATTCCCTTACTTATACACCAGTTCTTTACTACTTTATTGTAGCTAGAACTTAGTGTGTTTACTACTACTACTGCATCTTTGCATTGTATGTTTGACCACCTAGGATCAAAGTGAACTTTAAGACTTTTGAAGTTGCAATCAGTTTCAGCAACTCTATTATCCCAATCCGTATACCTGCCCGATGCAGTAGTTAATATGTAAAATCTAAACTTCTTCTTCACCGACTTCACCACTTAATTGGTTTCCCAAATCATTAATGTAAGCCTGTCTAGCTGTTTGACAAATAGCTATAAGATGTTTACATCTTTCTATCTCTATATCTCCTTGTCCAATGGAAGTAACAATAGCTTTCTGCTCGTCTGTTAACTCATTTATTGGATAGTCAATACCGTCAATGTTGATGGTTTGTTCTTTGCTCATTTAAATATATCCTGCCAGTTTCCTTGTGTACTTGCCTTAGCATACTCGGTAGCACGGTTTTCAAAAAAGTTGGTATGCTCAACTGCGTTTACTTGTACATCAATCCAAGGTAAAGGATTAGCTGTACTGTGAAATATGTTTTTCATGCCTAAACCTAGTAATCTTCTATCCGCTATATAACGAATATACTCTTTTACTTCTTTGGCGGTTAAGTCAGGTATTTCTGCTTTATCAAAGCAAATATCAATAAACTTATCCTCTAATTCTACTACTCTTTCAGCAGCACAATAGATTTCATATTTTAGTTTGTCTGTCCATATCTCTGGATGTTCAGAGATGAACTGTCTAAATAGTTTTGACACAGACTCGACATGTAATGTTTCATCACGAATACTCCATGTTACAATCTGTCCCATCCCTTTCATTAGATTATGTCTAGGATAGTTTAATAGTATAGCGAATGATGAGAATAACTGTACTCCTTCTGTAAACCCACTGTACACTGCCATAGTTTTGGCAATATTATGAGGGTCATTCATATTGAAGTCAGATAGGTACTCATGTTTCTCTACCATCTCTTGTATATCCATAAACTCTTTATAGATATCCTCGGACTTGCCAAGTGTTTCTAATAAAGATGAATATGCATCTTGGTGCACTGCTTCCATAGCAGCAAATGATACTAACATCATTCTTACTTCTGGTGCTTTAAAAGTTGGTAAATAATGTTTAGCATATCCACAGCAAACATCTACGTCTGCTTGTGTAAAAAATCTAAATATGTTATCTACCAATGCTCTATTTGCTGGTGTAAGATTTTGATTATAGTCTTTAATATCATCAGCCATACTTACTTCTTCAGGCATCCAATGCATTTGTTGTTGTTTTTTGTAGGCTTCAAATGCCCACCCGTAATCAAACGGTTTATAATATTCTCTTTCTTCTAGTAAGTTTGCCATTTATCCCTCGCAACTTAGACAATCTGATTGTTCAAAAATTATCTCTCTTTTGGCTTGATTAGATACATTATCAGCTCTACTGATAGCTTCACTTCTCAAGTAATATAATGTTTTTAAATTTTTTGCCCATGCTAACATATGAACGTTATGTAACTCTCCTTTGTTAACATCAGGCGGGAAAAATAAATTTACACTTTGTGATTGACATATAAACTCTTGTCTTACAGAAGCATGTTCTATAATCCAAGATTGATTAATTTCAACCGCAGTTTTAAATACATCTCTTTCCCAGTCATCTAGTATATCTAGATGTTGACAACTTCCTTTGTTAGCAATAATGCTAGACCAAACTTCGTCGTACATTGCAGGAGTAACTTTTTCTTTTATAATTTTGTCTAAGTATTTATTTTTTACTAAGTTACTTCCTGTTTTTGTTTTTTGAGTATAAGCATTGGCTCTAAACGGCTCAATACTTGGACTCGTGTTTCCACATATAATACTAGAACTTGCATTAGGAGCTATAGCTAATAGATGAGCATTTCTTACTGTGCAAGAATCATCATCTGGACAAGCTCCTCTCTCTGTTGCTAATTTTCTAGTGGTTTCATCTGCAAAAGTTTTTATGTAAGCAAACATTTCTAAATTAATACTACCTGCCATAGCACTTTCAAATGGAACACCGTTCTGTTGTAAATACGCATGGAAACCCATAGCACCAAGCCCAATACTTCTCTCCCTGTAAGCACTGAACTTAGCTTTATCAAGCTGACTAGGTGCATTGTCAATAAAGTACGTTAATACATTATCTAACATTCTAACTAAGTCAGGTATGAATGAAGGATGATTTTTCCACTCATCATAATACTCTAGATTTACACTAGAAAGACAACATACTGCTGTTCTCTCTTCGTCAGTAGCAAGAGTAATCTCACTACATAAATTAGAGTGATGAACTTTTAATCCCTTTTTCTTTTGAAACTCAGGTAATCCATTTTGAACTGCATCTTCATACATTACATAAGGTTCTCCTGTTTCAATTCTATTCTGTAGTATCTTTACCCATAAAGCTCTTGCTGAAACAGTTTTCTTTACTTCATTAGAGTGTGGGTCAACCAAATCCCAACTATCATCGAAATCAGGATACTTTGAAGCTGAGTGTATGAGCTCCATGAAAGCATCAGATATGACGATCCCGTGGTGAAGGTTAAGGCACTTACGGTTCGTGTCACCGCCAGTAGGTTTTCTAACATCTAAGAACTCCTCTATTTCGGGGTGGGAAATATGTAGATACCCTGCGTAACTACCCCGTCTAGTTACTCCTTGGCTAAACGCCAACATCTCTGCATCTACAACCTTTACGAAAGGTATAACACCTGTGCTTTCAGAACCTTTAGAAGTCTTACTTCCCATAGATCTTACATCACTCCACGTGCCACCTATACCTCCGCCAAAGGAACTCAAGAACGCATTTTCTACAAAATGGTCTGTTATTCCTTCTCTACTGTCATCTACATAATTCAAGAAACAACTTATAGGTAAGCCTCTACGAGTACCCCCATTAGAAAGTACAGGAGTAGCGAACATAAACCATAAATTACTTACATAATCATATAACCTTTGTGCGTGGTCGTCATCATCTGCAAAAGCCATTGCAGCACGAGCAAAAGCTTCTTGAGGTGACGTTTCATCACCTACCATATATCTATCTTTTAGAGTTGCTAATGCAAACGTATCTAAAAGACTATCTTTACTAAAATCAATTTTTACTGACATAATCTTCTACTAATCCTATAATTTCTTGTGCATGACCTAAGACTGCTCCGTCTAAGTCATAAGTTAAGTCCATGAGTTTAATACCAACTTCTAACCCTTCACTTCCGAACTCATTTAAGTTCTGAATGAATTTGTATTTTCCTTCCATTGGCAAACTCGCCATAATATCAAAGATATCTCCATACTGTTGAATAATCTGTGTGGCTCTCTTAGGCCCGATTCCATCAACACCAGGAACGTTATCTCCTTTATCTCCAGTTAAGCACTTGTATGTTAAAAAGTACTCAGGGTCAAAGTCATAATGCTCGTCCCAGTTTAGGAGTGTTGTTTCTTTTCTAGTAACTGTAGAAAATCTACTTACGTTACCATCGACTAGTAAATCCCAGTCTCTATCTGATGACACCATCCATATCTCATCGAGACCTAATTGCTCTCGATTCTGTGTGATAAGTGCGGCTATATCATCAGCCTCTACGCCTGAATACTTTAGTGTAAGATAACCCTTACGAGATAAAGTTTTAAGTGTAGTTGAAAACTCTGCTAAGAACATTTCAAATTCTTTTGCTTCAGCAGGAGTTTGTTCTGCATATCGTTCTTTACGATTTGCTTTGTACTCTGGATAGATTTCTTTACGATAATTACTACCGCCATCGCCTAAGACGACTATCTCTCCACAGTTATAGGACTTTGCAAGGGACTGTACAGTTCTTACATATTCATGCTCGAAGTCTGTAGTGCCTTGGTGTTTCCATCGAAAAGCTAGATTGAGTCCATCAACAATCAGTAAGTTCCCGTTCGGGGTCGCTTTTCCATGGTTCATAAATTGTATCGCCATTTGTAAATTCCAGGTTTTGTGTTTCTAAAAATTGTTCGGCAAAGGTAACATAGCACCCCAGCCAACTAATATACATATGTTTTTTGTAACATGGCTTTCTTGTCGTTGCCACGTACCATCGTGAGTGGTTTTCTTTAAATATAAGTAAAGGTTCTTGCTGCATTTGCTCGGCCTGTACTACTAGTTTTTCCCACCAACCCACGAAGGTATTACTTTTTTGAGTAAATATTTTGTGATTAAATGCCATATCTCTATAGAATTTAACCTCAATTGTGAATAAATTATCTTTGTGTGGCACCATCAAGTCTCCCTTTATTTTACCACTACCCGATCCAGGAGTTTGTACAAAAGACTCTCCTGTTATTCTGTGTAGCATATCTGCTACTTTAAGTTCTGCGTTATTTCCTTTTTGTCTGCTATTAACCAATTAACTTCTCCAACTCTACATAGCCACCGATATGTTTATCGTCTACTAGTATTTGTGGGAAGGTTCTTGCTTCGGGAAACTTTTCCCTAACGTCAGACGCAGAAAAATCTACGCCAATCATTTTATATGACACCTCTGTTACTTCATCTACATGGTCAGCTAAAAACTTAGCCTTCTTGCAATAAGTACAATTTGGTATACTATAAATTTCTACTTTCATTTTTTCTCCATAAGATATATATTATAACAGAAAATAAGTTTCGTGTCAAGATATACTTTTGTGTTGCTATTCAAGATAACTAATATTATCCTCTTTTGTAATTTCTATTTTCTCTAGTAATGGGTGAGTCCAACCATGTGACACCATATAAGTATTTAGATTTTCTTCTTTTAATAATACTTCCACTACTTTTTCTTTTCCAACTTCATCTAAAGCTTGATTTACTTCGTCAAGGAAAAGAACATTGATTTGACTTCTACTAATTGAAGTCATTAACTTTCTAATTGATACTAATGTTGCAATATTTACTCTAGCTAACTCGCCGCTAGAAAGAGCAAGAATGTCAATAATATTGCCATTATCTGAGACTTCCACATTTAATTTATCGTTCTCCACTACAAAATTGATGGCGAATCTGCCATCGCTAAACTCTGCTAGATATTCGTTTGTAAGAATTTCTAACTCTTTTACTAAAGACTCTATTTTGTATGCCAGGAGTCCGTTTGTTGAGAAAGCTTTTTTAAGTGTTTCAAGTATCGCCAATTTGCTTTCTGCACTCTCAAGTCTAGACTGAGACTCGCTAAGGTCTGTCTCAAATTGGTCTGTTTGCTCTTGAATGATTCCAATTCTCGTATTATGTCTTTCTCTTCTAGTATTCTCATCTATGACCTCTTGAAGAGACGACCTAACAGTGGTAATTTTTGCACGAAGTTCCGTAATCTGTTGCTCGATTTCTTCGCCATTAATTGCTTGTTCTGGGAGCGAATAGTCGATAGACCTGTAGAGGTCCTCCCACTGCTTAATATCTTTCCTTGCTTGTTTATTAATCTCATTCTCTTTTCCTATTCTATCTGTCTTGGCCTGCTGATCTATCAACTTTTCCGTTATACTAATCAATTTAGTACTGTGTTTGTCTAATTGACTTGTTACAAACTCTTTGTCTATCTGCTGACTACAGGTAGGACACTCAGCGTCTGTTTGTGTAGCTAGTTCTTTATATTTAGCTACCATACTCTCCTCATTTATAGACTCTACTTTAAGTGTTTGTACTTGTCCTAACTCCTCTATATAAGGCTGTTCTTTTGGAAACCTTTGTAAGTTATTTTTTGCTTTGTCAAGGTCTATAGTTTTTAAGCGTTCTTTGAGATTTTCATTCAGATTTATTTTTTTATTCTTTTCCGAGATATTTTCAAAGTCTACTTGTAAAGAACGTAAAGATTGTTCGTCTTCTTCTGACATTTTTGGTAAAATTATTTTATCAAGTATGGAACTATCTTCGAGAATATTATCTTTTAACCATTTCTCAATTGTTGCAATTTTTGCATTCTCACTAGTAATTGTACTTGAAGCAACACGTACGGCCTCTTTAAATGTATCAAAGTACGCTACATAGTCATCTAACTTTAGCAAGTCAATTAAGAACTTTTTACGGTTCGTATCTGTTGCTGTTAAGAATTGTAATGAAGCGTTTGTGTTTTGGTACACTAATTGCGAAAACGTCTTAAAATCAATACCCAGTATTTCCCCGAGTGTTTTGTAAGTGTTTGATGCTGTATGAGAACTTATATCCTCGCCATCTTTTGTTAACTTACATTTGAGGTTAGTACGCCTACTAACATCAATACTATATAAGCTATCGTCGACAGTAAAGTCGAGACTAATATCATAACCCTGGTTAACATATCTGTTTGCTATATCTGCCTTTTTAACATTCTTGCTGTTCTTGTTAAATAATACTTCTTCCAATATCAAAGGTATGGAAGATTTACCTACGCCGTTTGTTCCGACTAGTTGTGTAAGTGTATCTCTGGAAAGGTCTAACTCGTTGCCTTCGCCATATGAGAAACAATTATCCCACTTCAACTTCTGAAGAATAATCATTGAATACTCCTATAATGTTTTTTACTTTTTCATCGTCAAGAGACAATATCTCTTGCAAATACTTAATTAATTCGTCCGACATAGATAAGTCTCCAGTTAAATCTAGTCGTGCATCAACTTGTCTATTTACTACTTTCTTATCAAGAAGTTCTGAGTTTTTGACTTTGGCCAAATCCTGTATATCTCCTGTAACTTCGTAAATAGTGTGATGGAAGTCTGTTTGTTGCATACCCGCTGGGTCTTCAATAGTCTTTCTTAGTAACTGGGGCAAGTTAAATTCATGCCATGTCCAGTCCCAATTGTCGTCTATAATTAGATATCCAGTCTTAACTATATTTCTATGAAATGATGTAGTCATAGGGCTTCCAGGGTATACAATGTTTCGTTGAGTATTCTCGTGAGCATGTAAGTCTCCTGCAAAAACCGTCTTGAACTTATCAAATCTTTCTAGTTCTACTTCGGGCATAACATGTGGCGGTATTTCTCCACGCACATGGGTAAATAGATAATCTGCATCTATATTTTCTATACTATTTTTTCTGTGTAAATCTGCGTAAGGCAGTATACACCAGTCGTCTTTATAGTATGTTTCTGTAACCACACTTACTAGTGGGTTAAGTTGATTGGTTACTCTCTTTAAGTTATCAAAGAAAGTCTGATTCTTTCTAGTGGCTTCGTGGTTGCCATCATAGATAATTGTCTCTACTGTTTGTCTTTTTACAAAGTCAAAGTACAGAGTAATCTCATCCATGGAAGGGACTCGGTCAAACAAGTCCCCACCAATGATATGAAGAGTTACGTCATGATTATCTACAGCTTCCTGTACTTGTTGAAAGAATAACTCATAGCGAGAGCAAGCCCACGCTACAGGTACATTCTTCTGTCCAAGTTTAATATGCCAGTCTGCTGTATATAAAATCATGAAACGTCAAACTCGCTAGATATATCTTCTGATACTTCCCCGCCTTCTTGATTAGTGACTCTTCTAAGTAATTCTAACTGCGCATCTGCAGTAGGTCTTACAAGAATTTCATCCATAGACTTAAGTCCTGAAGTCAATTCTTTTTCCCAGTCTTCCAATTCTCTCGGCTTACATTTTAAAACTGCTAGTTGATATTCTACGTTGAACACCTGTGGACCAGTTTTCTTTCTTTTGAAATGAATGTCATAACCAGTAACTGGATCGGTTGGGTCTCCCAACTCTTCCATAGCTACTATAACTTGGTCGAATAACTTTCTTTTTAAATTAAGAACTTTTATAGATTTATCGGCGTAGTCGATGCACTGAACGGCATAACTCCATCCACATTTTAAATCAGGGTAAAAGTCTCGAACATGGTCATGTTCTACATTGTTAAAGGTTTCCGCATTTCTATCAAAAGATAGACACTCCATAGGAATGTTTTTACCGTTTTCCCCTTTAATCCAATACACATATCTAGGTAATAGGTCACCCACCAGTCTTACATGATGGTCTTCTTTACCTGCGTAGTTATATGTTTCTATTTTATTTTTTTGGGCAGAGCCCTTTGTTGTATTAAAGCCTATAGCCATAATTATTTCTCCATTGTCTCCTCAAACATAAAGGTAATCCGACCTTCCTTTATATCGAGCAGTCTGTTATTTTTTATAATTTCGTCTGATATCGGTGATAGCAGACATTCTAGTGTGGTGTCTTTAGTATTTACATAGTTGTGATAATTGCGAAAAGATGCGACACCTGCATACTCTGCAACTTCTCTATCACTAAATGTACGTCCAACTTCGAGTAAATCTTTCGGATTTAGAAGATATGACTCTCCGCCGAAGCGATGCTGATAAAACTCAAATGTTTTATCATAGTAATTTTTTGGTTGAATCTTATAAGTAATTATACGAAGTATTTGTATTATCTTACCAATATCTCCTTTGCTTACTTTTATTATCTTATTCCAATTAAATAGTAACATATTATAACAAAAATTCCGACTTGTGTCAAGAACTATTTTCCTCTGGTCTATTATTACCTGATGTTTTAGTTCTTCTTAGCTCTTCTGCTGTTGTATGGTCTATACTAGCATGAACTCCTGCATTTGCCATTTCTATTAAATTTCCTTTATAGATATAACTTCCTGTATGAGTTAAGTTTATAAATGGAAGAGTATAAATATTAATACCTAACGTTCTAGCATTAGCACAAAACATATAATCTTCACTTAGATATCTATTTTCCTCATTAATTACACAATCGAAGAAAGCAGTTATTTGCTCAGAGCTTATACCTTCTCTTATATGGTCAGGAGTGTACTTTCTATCTGGCATTACTGCTTCCATTTCTTCAAACACACTTCTATGAATCATCATAAAACCTGTACCTGCTTCTTTAATTTGTACTGGTTCGTACACTGGAACTTCATCATTCTCATATATGCCAGGAAGAGGATTAAATACCATATCTCCTGCTACCTGCTCTAAACCCGCTGGGTTGTTATCATATGCTCCTGACTTAGCGGCATGCAATACTTTCTCCCATGCTATAGCTTTTTTAGGGTACATTGCTGTAAGTATTCTATATTTCTCAGGCTGTTCTACCATTAAATGAAACATATATAATAAATCCTGGTCTTCCCATGATATATCACTATCAATAAATAATAAGTACTCAGAGTCTGACTTTAAAAAGTTTGCTACTGCATAGTTTCTAGCCCTTGTTATGAGACTTTCATTAAATAAATAGTATAATTGTAACTGTAATCCGTGTTTTGCAGCAGTACCAATAGTCTGTGCTAAACTTCTTGTATACATGCCATGACACATTCCGCCATACATAGGAGTTGCCAGAAATATCTTTGACCTTCTCATTTTTTCTATATTTAATTGTATTTCCTTCATAGTATTTTTACCTCGTAATCTTGTTTTAAATAGTAACCCATTCTAGCGTTTGCTTGACGAGTTGCTGTTTTGCCTTTTAAATGTATATCCACAATAATAGGCTGTGGTTTGCCTTCTACTTTTCGTATAACTCTACCTACTAACTGTGTGAGTAAAGGTTCATTATTTACTGGTGTACCTAGTACTAAACAACTTAATTCATTTAGTGATATGCCTTCGGAGAAAATAGACTGTGTACCGAATAATATATTCTTTCCTTCTTGTTTTATTAATTCCATTGTATCTTCTCTTTCTTTGAAATCCATATCTCCTGTAATTGATACTGCATTATCCCCTACTAATCTAGCACATGCTTTTAGAAACATTACTCTATCAGAAACAACCAATACGTTATGCCCTAAAGCTGCATACTTAGAGGCTATCATTGCAACACTATGTACATACTCTTCTTTGTATGCTAAGTCATTGATTCTTTCTGCCCATGGTGTAAATGAACCATCTAGAAATCTAATATCTGATTTGATTATATGTATACAGGGAATAAGATAATTTTCTTTAGGCGGTTTAAAAACATTATGTCCAAAGTAGTCTCTAAAAACTACATGCCTTCCATCTTTTCTCTCTAATGTTCCTGTCAACCCTACCTTATATCTAGAAGGCATTTCATCTATAATTCTAGTAAAAGTAGGACTACTAACATGATGCATTTCATCTAAAATCAGTGTTCCGAATTCTTGTTTTATGTCGTCCATTTTTCGGTATAAACTCTGAATATTCCCAATAACTATAGGAGCGTCAATATTAAAGTCTCCACTACCTATTCTGCCTGGTTTAATTCCAAAGCATTTTTCTACTTCTTTTTCCCACTGATTACGCAAGTTAGTAGTATGAGTAACAACTAATGTTTTCTGACCAAGCTTCGCTGCGATAGCTAAACCTGTAAATGTCTTTCCCCAACTTACCCAAGCGTTAACTATTGCGTTGTCTTCAATCTCATCATAAACCCTCTTTTGGCTTGGTCGTAAATCAAACTTAAATTTTGCATGTTCTATAGGCGAGGTAACTCTCTTATCGATTATTTCGTAATCATCTGGTATTAAATCTATTCTTCCCATAGGTATAGAAATCAAACCTTCTTTTATAAAACGAATTGTTTTAAAAACTAAAGGAGGGTCAGAAGGTATACGTGGAGCAATAGTATAAGTCAACTCTTTTTCGATAGAATTATGTAACTCTTTAGTTACACTCATATATATTCTGTTACTTAGAACTGCTTTCATTTATCTTGTTCCTCAAACTCGTACTAGAAAAAGAATGAGCTCTACTAGTGTAAAAAATCTCATGTAATCCTTTTCCTGTAAAATGTTTGTCTGTCCAATCTTCTCCAACAAATCGAAGGTGTATTGGTGTTGCTTCTAGTAAATCTAAAAGACTTTGTTCTGTATCATAGGGTATAATCTCGTCAATATACTTTACTGCTCTTAGCTGTATATATCTTTCAAACACTGATTGTACAGGTTGATTCTTCTCTTGTCTATCAATACTGGGGTCTGTTTGTAGTCCTACTATTAAATGAGTACAGTTATCCTTTGCTTCTTTGAGCATTACTATATGCCCTGCATGTAGCAAATCAAATGCTCCACAAGTAAATCCTATTGTTTTGTCCATTTTCGCCATATTTTTTGATTGTGTATTTGATTCATCTCAGAGTTGTTATCCCAAGGACTAGACCATCCACATTTTTTCTTTCTATCTTGTATATGTTTAGGTATATAATCTTTCATTATTACTCTTAGTAAGTACTTATAAGTGCCTGTAGCGTAGTCTTTATGTAGTTTCATTTTAGTTTTTCCCTCAAATTCATACACATATCTAGCAAATTCTTGAGTCAAAAATACAGGTCTACTTTCCATACCAAATAACCCGCAAGTCTGGTCAGCGGCTAAAACATTATTTTCACTTGTTATCATTAAGTCCATAAATAAAGTAGAATTGAATCCGTCTTTATCTCCTTTAAATATTTCTTTACGAACCCAAGACTGATTCTCACAAAAGCCTTTCATCCATTTAGCATTGTACCCTTTTGTAAATCTTTTGGAGTGATGTTGATACCCACTAAAAAACTCGTCTGCACTATCCCCTGTCAGTACAACTTTACATCCATCTTCAGATGCTGCTTTTGCAAGTGCATATCTAGGAGCTCTTCTATTATTATCATTCCATAGATAATTATTTTTCTCCATCCATGCTCTGCCGTACTCATCTCTTTGTTTTCTAGTTAGAGTTACTACTTTGTAAGGAACATTCCACTCTTTACAAGTCTTTATTGCAAGAGCGGCTTCATTGGCAAATATATCTTGTCTAAACTCTACTCCTTTTTCCTCTGAATATGCACAAATATATGCGGTTAAGTCTAGCCCCATATCTTTAACTACACCCAAAGCACAGGTACTGTCTAGTCCTCCACTTAAAAATATAGCTGTTTTTTGTTTATTTTTTGCTACTTTTCGTATTCCCTTTACAAGTTCATGTTTAAACTGTTCCTCTACAAAGGGATTATTTTTTACTCTATATCCTGACCATAAATTATCACCTCTTTTTAATACACATTTCTTTGTGTCATAATGATAAAGCTGCCCTGGTTCTACTTTTCTTATACCCTTGAAAGGTGAGTCTGAACCTGACCAAATAGGATTAGATAAAAACTTTTTATTAAGTTCTTCAGGTTCTGCACCAACAAAACTAGCAAGACTTGTACTTACTGATATTCCTCCATTGTCGCTTTTTATCCATAAAGGTTTTGCCCCAAAATGGTCTCTAACAATGTCACATATGCCTGTCTTGTAGTCCATAAAACAAAAAGAACCATGCCAATTTCCGAACTCTATAAACTTGAAACCATACTTCTCGTAGCCTTCAGCTAGGAATTTAGTATCGTTGGGTATATTAGAGTCATACATTTCTCCATTGAATACCATTATGTTGCCCTTCTTAGTTATATAAGGTTGTACCTCATTTTCTCCTGATATGTCTAATAGTACATGCGCAAAAGTTAAATCGTGCATATACCTTATAGTTTCACCACGAGCATCGGGACCTCTAAATCTCTGTGCGTCAATGTATTTATCAGCTAAATTGTTTTCAGTTGTTACAACAAAACCGCACATTAATACTTTCTCCAGTCTATAATTGTATCTTCTCTTATGTCTGCCCATTTGCAAAATTCAACATCAAACATAAGTATTCTACCACCTAGTTTGTCTCCGTCATTTAATGCACGTGCATCCATACCTCTAGTATTTTCAGGTACTAAAGTCATCTCTCTTTCTTTTGTTTCTCCTGTTCTTAGGTCTTCATACTGTACTAGTACTATTCCTTCTTCCAGTGCTTTTACCATTTTGTCTAAATCTTGCGCCATGTATCTTTTTTCCTTTCTTCAGCAAACTCCCATATAGCATAAGGTAATCCTTTTTTGTATAGAATACCTGCCCATGTTTGTTCTACTCTTGGTGGTCTAGCAATAGCAAAAGGAAAAGGAACATCCTTAATCCATACTACTGTTGCCACGTCTTTTTTAATAATTTTTTTAATCTTGTGATACTTTAAAGGTGCTGTATCAAGCTTTTCATTATAGAAGTAACATCCGTTAGAATCTACAAAATGTTTTCCTCTGTGTTTTAACATTGCTACTTCATCATCACATTGGTACTTAAGAGGATATATACTCTTCATTGGAGTCTGCAATCTTCTTATACCTAGTGTTTCTCCTAGCATATTTCTATCATCAATAACTTGGTCGTTAAGCCACAATAGATTATCCTGTTCTTCAGGTTCTTCATGTATTACATAAACTGGATATTTAATCATTTTCAGTTCTTCTCTGCAGCCATGTTTTTTCCCAAAACTTTGTTACTTGGTCATAGGAATTTTTTCCGTAAGCACAAAAAAATACATGTTCAGGTTCTACAGTTCTAATTGGTTTACCTAATTCTAAGTTTATTATATTGCCTTTATTCTTTCGTAAATCCCACTCTATGCAAGTCTTTGCACCTACTGGATAATAACGAGCGCCTGAGTATTCCCATCTCCATTCTATTCGTGAAGCTACTAATTCTCCTAGTCCCATTTGATGAGTAGTGCCTAGTGTTAATGTTTTTTCACCCCTTTTCTCTGCTATGATTTGTTGTACGTCTATTCCCAAAAATCCTCTTATACTAGAGTCTATATAGTCTACATAACTATAACCAACATTGACATTTGTATAGGGTGTTCTCTCATAAAAGTTACAAGATTTTTCTAGTATATAATCACAGTCTGGTTCAAAATTAATTTGCATACAATTTCTCAAACTTTCCTAATGAATAGTCATCTGCAACATCAAAGTCACATCCAACTGGAGCGCCTGGGATTGATAATCCTCTATCTTTTTGTATAAACTCTTGAAGTTTTTCTGAGTAATGTTCTATCTCATCTTCAGGTACTTCTGCTAGTACGGAATCGTGAACAAGTGCAAATATCTTCGCTTTCATACCTGTCTTTTCTATATATCTTTGCATATCTATACCGCCCATAAGGTTAATATCAGATGCAACTGATTGTACTAAGAAGTTAATTCCACTACGTACTTCATGTGAGGCGATTCCCTTATCTTGTGAAAACACATCAGGTAATCTTCTCTTTCTGCCAAACCTACTATATACAAATCCATTCGCTTGAATAAATTGTTTTTGATTGTCTAACCATTCACGAAGTTTAGGGAAAGCCTCAAAATAGTCTTTGATAGTATTCGCTGCGTCTTGCATACTGAAATACTCTCCACTATCTTTTGTTACTTGTTCACTAATCTTTTTCGGTCCTGCTCCGTACATGATACCAAAGGTAACAGCTTTTGCTTGTTGTCTTTGCGCACCAAAGTTTGTTGCTATGTCGTCAACATCCCCTGGCAGTCTGAATACTTGTTTCGCAATCGTACTATGAAAATTACCGCCAGACTTAAATACATTCATAAGTCCGACATCATTTGCAAGTACAGCCGCACAGTATACTTCTGCTGTTGTTAAATCCATTGCAACTATTTTATGTCCAGCTTTTGCTTTGATACAACCTTTTACTGTCGGGTTGTCTCTTGGAAGCTGTTGCATATTCAGTTTACCACTACTACTCAATCTACCACTAGTTGTACCGT